AAATCAAATGGATCAATTGCTTCCTCATCCTCAAACTCAGGTTGCATTGCTGCAGTTAGTTTGTCAAAGATTTTCTTACCATACTTGTATAAGAATACTTTGCCTTCGTTCTCAGGATTAGCAGGATCCTTAACAACATAGATGTTGCTAATGTAAGTCAACTTACGCTTTTGCTTACGTGCAGTTTCTTTACCTTGATCTGTGCCATTGTTCCAGAGTAAAGTGTTGTACTCTGAAACGGGATCTTTACCACCTAAAGTAGTAAGAGAGTTCTCAATATACCAACCACCTGGTCCTTGAAAGGCGTGGGAATATAATTTTACGAATGGTAAATCTTCACCATCGGGAGCAGGAAGAAAACGTATGACGGCATATCCATTGCCACTTTTGTCTACGTCTAATTTCCAAAGACGGTCATCACCTGACCCGCCTGAATTATTCATTTTTTCGACTTCTTTAACCAGTTTAGCGGTTAGTGAGCCAAGCTTTGATTGCTTTTTTAAGTCTGCGAAAGACATTTAGATTACCTCGGATTAATTGGATTAATTGGATGTTTGGATTATAGCAGATTAACTCCTAAGAGTCAATATGCTCTTTTAGTTTTTCGATTGTTTGTGACATACCATTAAATAATATACTCACATCAGTTCCATTAGGGAAACCCATAACTTCAACTGATTTTAATAATTGATTTTTCATTTCAACTGCTTGAGGATCATCAGACAAACTCATACGAGTATACATTACTCGTTGCTTCTCTAATAATTCACTTAGCATTTCAATATGTTCTAATTTGTCCTCACGGTTCAAAACACCAAAAGATGCTGCTTTATAATAAACTAACCGTTGTAAATCGTTTATTTCTTTTAGTTCTTTTTTAATAATTTCAGAATCAAAAAAATCACTCATTTACAATTTCCCGTAGAACTTTTTTAAATTGGAACACATTAATATTTAGGAAGGGTTTATACTTATTAATTTTCATACTTACGGTTTCCCATACAGGATCAGTAAGTTTTTTATTAAAATTTTCTACGAAAGAAAAGACTTTTTCCAGTATCGTAAGCGTTTCTAACGAAATCTCCCCACCTAGATACCTTTTCAGTAATAGGGGATGCCCCTTCGAGCAATTGAATACTTCGTCTAAGTTGTTCTCCGACAGCAATTCGTTGAGTTGTTCTTTGAACAAGTAAGTCAAACTCTGTTGACGTTTCATCCACTCTGCATAGGTTCTGTCTCCTGAGTTGATTATTTCTCCAATCCATAAATTTTGTGGGTTAGTAGCATTAATAAAATTTGATAATAGGAAATCAACTATCTCCTTATCAGAGTATTTCCTAGAAGTTTTTTCAAACCAATATTTGTCCTTCCTTTTATTGAAGGAAGTCATAGTTGCACGAGATTTACCACCATACTTTACAAAGTCATACTTCGGGTTAGTGAAATGACTTTTCATTGAAAGGTATGTTCGATAAGTCTCAAACGGTGTCACTTTCGCCTTCATCCTCTTCAGCTTCAAATTCGGTAATCGCATCAATAGGAACTTCTGCATTCCCTATACGATACCAGTGTACATCTTCACCTGTCTTATAACTTGGACGTTCTCCAAGATATTCAAGATCAGGCATATTATAGTCACGCAAAATCGCCTGAAGACGATAATGCAACAATTCAAGTTTAGTCGGCATTACAAAGGTAATTTTGCTCTTGACGTAGGTTTCATAAAATTAAGACGAGTTGCGTCCCATTTTAATCTCTCTTTCAAAGGTTTTGAAATGAGTTTCGATACTGATTCTACCTCAATATTGTTAGTTTCGCAATAGTAACATATTGCATCAATATAATTAAAATCTCCTTCTGCTACAATCTTTTCAATTTCCATAGCAAATTTTTGAGGAGTGAGAAACTTACTCTCTATTGCCTTTTCTAATTCATTTTTCGGTTCCATAGAGCTCCAGTTTGTCGTTAACAAATTTTCTAATATATTTGCTGAGAAGTTTGATGTACTTTGCTTTGTCGGTTTCTTCATAGACTACACATTCTCCATTTTCACAAGCCATTATAATTACAAGTTTTTTGATAGAGATACCTGTTATCTCATAAAGCATACAACCGTATGCCATACATTGAACAAAGTAATGTTCAATCCAATCTCTTGGTTTAGGTTTTTTAGAAGTCTTAAAGTCTATTATTGCTAGATCACCGTCATATTCAGCAATACAATCAACAGTTCCAGCAATACCTAATTCTTTGCTATAGAGAGAACCCTCTAAAGCGTAAATATTATTTATAAGGTTAAGTTTACCTTTCGAGATCTTAAATAAAAAATCAGAAATAGGACGAACTTTAGGTAAATCCTCATTCTTTAGATAATGTTCTGTAAGAGTATGCATATCAGTTCCACGACCAGTAGCCGCTTTCGTAATACGATCTGCCTCTTCATTACCTACCTTCTTTCTCCAGTTAACAAAAATCTCTTTGTTAAAGTGACTAGTAATTGAAGTAATTGAAACTAACTTTAATAACTCATCTTCATCTGGTACGGAATAGTAACGAACTCCATCAATGGTTTCTCGTTGCAATTTCGGAAGATCTACATCAACATGATTAAACATTAAAAATCCATTTCAAGTTTTGCGATAATATATTCTTTAACAAGTCCTGAACGAACTATGTCATCTATACCAAACTCTATTATATCAAAAGATGGCATTTTACGCAAGATGTTCATAAAATCTACAATACCATTACGATCATTAGTCTTAATTAAATCTGTTTGACTTGCATCACCACAGAACATAATCTTACTATTTTCACCGATACGAGTAATAATAGAATCTAGTTCGTGAAAATTGAGGTTTTGAAATTCATCAACAATCACAATAGCATTATCCAATGTAGTACCACGAATAAACGAAGTGCTCCAGAATTTAATACTTTCTTGTGCCTTTAGATTACCATAAAGCATCTCAAAGTCTGCATCAGAAGGCATCTGAAACATATACTTTACCATATTCTTATAAGGAATTTGATAAATGTCTGCTTTATCTTCATGATCACCTGGTAGAAAACCAATTTCACGAGTTGATACTAGAGAACGAACTAAGTAAATTCTTTCATATGGTGTTGTCTCATCCAACACTTCATTCAAAGCATTATAAAGAGTAACAAAAGTTTTACCTGTACCAGCAGTACCATATGCAACAATATGCTTACATTCTTTATAGGACTCAAATAATCTTTTCTGATTATCTGTAATTGGTTCTATATTAAGAAGATAATTTGTATTGATTGGTTTCTTTCTTTTTATTTGCTTAGTGGTCAAACCAATACCAATTGGCTGATCACCACTGGCCTTCTTTTTTCTAGGCATTAGATTAAAGTTGCTTAATGGTAGGATTTCTTGGAGCTGCTTTCTGTGCTTTCTTTAGAATACTATTCCAACCTGGTGCTTTCTTTCTTAACTTATCCTGCCAATCACCAACTTCTCCAGTGCCAGGCATTGTGGAAGGATCTGACCAATCTCTTTTCCAATCTGGATTATCTTCACACCATTGAGTCCACTCTGTGATACTCATTTTTACTTCTTTCTGCTCACCAGTCTCTTTGTGAACCACAGGATATGTTGCCATTTCAATATAAAGTAGTGTAAATTTATTTAGACCCATTCTAGGGCTTCAGATACCGAAGGAAATTGTTCGGTAAATATCCTTCTACATTCTTCTGCAATGTTCATATGCTCTTTCTGTGTACCGTGTGCAGATCTCAAATCAATGTAGTGAATCCAAGAACGGCACGAACCAGTCATATACAGTCGTGTTGGTGTTGCAAGTGGAAGCACAAATCTTGCACATTCCTTTGCAACTCCTTGGTCTAACATCTCCTGATATATCTTCATTGCATTCACAAAATGTCTTTGCATCTTCAGTTCAAAATCCTGAACAATAAAGGGATCAAGGTCATCCGTAGAGTTTTGACGATTCTTTGCGTCTTGTTTGCGGAGTTTTGGTAGAGGAATTTCCTCACCTAATAGACTACTATCAGCATATCTTTGTGAAAACTCCTGATATGTGAAGCTTCTGTGTCTTAAAATCTGAGCCGCTAATCCCCTCGTGGTTTCTATCTCCAAAGTCATAGAGGATTGTTCAAACACTGACCAATGATTATGTTTAATACAATACTTCAAGAGTCCCGAATACTTCTCATTTTGCTGATTTGCAGGATTTGATACTCTGGCAATATATGCCATCATCTTCTCCGCATCAGGAGTAATACTTACAAATTTTACGTTCATTTAAATCCCTTTGAGTTTTTTGCATCAACAGCATCTAGTTCTTCTTTAACTACTCTTAACTGATTTTTCATAAGTTTTAATTCATCATCAGTATAGAGATAATCTTTCTTGATTAATCTCTCAAGCATTTTGATCACTCTTCGTGCTCTATTAGTCTGCGTATCCATCATCGTCATCATAAAGTTCATCATAATCTACTGGAGTATCAAATGCAGTAGAATTTTTATATGCATCCACATCAGAATATACTTCCGATTTAAGAGCATCTACTAATAGTTCTAAATTACGAACTATAAGTTTTAATTTGTCTTTCTCCATTTAAATATTCCATTCGTGTTATTATAGCATAAAAAAAGGAGGGTAACAACCCTCCTTTAACTTAACTGCAAGGAATTGCCTTGCTTCTCACTTTGATTCCACGATACATTAGATCATGGTTTCTACGCTGATCTGCTTCAGCGAGTACTCTTTTGTTGTACTCTTCAGAGTCGTATTCGACTCCACGGTAAGTGACTTTTGCCATTGGCTTGCTCCAAAGTAGTAGGGATTTTACCCCGTTCCTTCAGTCGGCTTTTGCGTCCCAGTTACACCCTTGTTCGCTATTCATTTTAAGAACTTCAATTAATTCAGTTCGCACAGGATCAGAAGATGATACCTTAGAGATAATACCTTCTGCCTCATTACAAGTTAAAAGAGTGGCGAGTAGTATGTCCATGAGATGAACGATCCGTTCCGAGTCGGCTTACTTGCGTCCCTTTCGGGATGAACGATTGTGTTAATACTAACACAGTTATAGTATATAGTCAAGTACTTATGTAACTCTTGTTACAAAAACCCTACAGATCAAAAAATACCTGGAGATTTTTTTGCCCGATTTTTGAAATTAAAAGTTGATTTTGGTTTACACCTTTCTTTTTTTCTTTTTAGTTGGTGCTGTTTGATAGTTCCAAAGGTTTGGTTTGATACTACCATTACCAAAAGTAATAGATTGAATCGCACCTTGTTTGAATCTATCATAGTACATATCAAATATACTTCCTTTAGTTCCTCTCGTTAAATCAAGACGAACTTTATCTTCAAAAAGATATTGAACAATACAAGCATCAGTAGGAACATGTTTTACAGAAACATCTTCTAATGTACCATCATCTATGATGATTTCGCAACCATACTTCTCCTTACAAGATTCTCTCTCTTGTTTAGACCATACAGTTTGTTTTCTCTCTGGTTTTTCTTTAATCTCAGGTGCTTTTTTTGGTGCTTCATCAACTGGTGAAGTCATGATCTACCACCCCAAGTAATATCAGGATATGCTTGTGATACTACTTCTTTTGATATTTTATACTTGGTTTCTAAATCTTTATCTTTTACAAGAATAAGAATTTCTGCTTCCAATGGATGTAATCCTTGTAGAACATTAATGAACATTGTTTCTCTACGAAGAGAACTTAATCCATCATTACCACCTTTTATAAAATTATAAAACTTAGTAAATTCTTTTCTAATACTTGCTTTACCTTGATCATTTGCTCCAAGAGAAGTGGTTCTAAGTTCACCCATCTTAGATACTGCATCATTTATCTTCTCAGATAATGTTCCAGTTGCTGTCTCATCTTCTAAATTAGTAGCATAAGGAACTTCACCTGGTGGTAAAAGAGAAATAACAGTTTCATCAAAATTCCATATCATCACTGCTTTAAGTGATGGATGAGAATATTTTTGAAGAACTTTTACTTTGTTTGCTTTACTTCTCTGCTTTGAAGCAGCATCAAGAACTTCAAACACAAAAGGATTTGTTGGTAATTCTGGAATCTTATCAGCAATTACTCTTGGTTTCTTTGCTACTACTTTTTTAGTTGTAGACGATGCTGCCTTTTTTCTAGTCGTCGTCTTCTTCGTCGTTGTCATAATTGTTTTCAAATCGGAATGCTACAATTTCATCAGGAACTAAATTACCCATTTCATCAAACATTTCTGGATGAGGTCTTGGTATTTCTCTATAGTTTAACATATAGTCTCTGGCAACCCATCCACCTATGATACCTATTAAGAGAAACATTAGTGTTAAAAATGAGCCAAATACTAAACTGATTGCTAACATACTTCGTCCTCCAAGGTCGATTAAGGTGATATGTGATGGTTTAGATTTTTTCTTACCTCCAGTGAGTATTAATTCAAATCCACGATTAATATTATAATCTGATTTATTTATACCCTTATCAGACGATTTTGTTTTCTTTAAGGAATTGGACTGTATCAACACATCCTCCTAATTTTTTACCATCAACAACCACTTGTGGAAAAGTGGATCCCTGACCAAACTCACCATAAAACGAATCTCGATCAAAGTGTTCATCTAGATTATACACCACAAACTTACTTTCTGTCAACTGTAATACTTCTTTTACTTTATCGCAATGTGGACATCCTTCCTTTGTATAAACTGCAAAGTTCATTATCGTAGAGTTAAAAAATTATTTAGTATCTATTATAACATAAACGAACAATTTGTTAGAGTAGTAAGTTAAGTAGTAAACCAATTTGTATTATAAGAAGAGTCATATTCCCCATAACTGCCAACAGGAACAATATTAAATGCTAAAGAACGTCTAATTTTTTTACTTTGATGTTCTGCAATTCTATGGGATAAGTAACTTGGAAATAAAACTAAACTATTTGTTGATGGTGTAATATAAGATAAATTTGAATTTACAATATTAGGATTTACTATATTCAAT